ACTGCTCGTCGTCGCATTGCCTCTGAGGGCGTCTGCGAATACTGCGGCGTGAACCCGGTTGATGACGACGAGTTTCTTCAGCAGTCAAAGATGTGTATTGACTGCGGTTGGGAATACACCGATGAAGATTTGATGGACAGTGACTACGACGCTTGGGCTAACAAGTTCCTTGGGGGAAACCAGCGACCGCCTCGCACTGCTCGCCGTCGCACTGCCGCTATGCGGGGCAGTGGAGTTGACCCCTACGACGGTGTTGACTACGGCAAGGACTCTCTAAGCGACTTTCTCTCTGATAACCCGGACTTTTCGGGCCTAGAGGTCGTGAAAGAGATTCGCTCTGGTGACGAGTTGTATGTGGAGTTCTCTAACGGCTGGGGCTACGAGGGTCAGTTGATTCAGACGCCGGACTACGACCGCATTGACATCTCAATCTTCCGCCCCGACAGCAGGGGCGGTGGCTCGTATTGGGACTCCGCCAATGACGAGGACGACGCTATCGAACTCATCAAGAAGGAGACTGGCGTTGGTCGCACTGCCCTTCGCCGCAAGATGGCGATGCCGTTAGTCGGTGAACCCGATTTCAACCGCATGGAGGCTGGTACTCGCGCCGCCGCTTACGACCCAAACAACTGGACCAGCCGTAAGGCTTACGACGCCATTATCGCTCTTGCTAAGAACCCGCCGCAGAACCCTTACTACGTCGCTGAGGCGACTGTGCGGACGATGGCGGAGAATAGCGACGGTCCTTTCGGCTGGGACTCGGTGGACCGTGAGTTCGCTTTCTGGATTATGTCTGACGCCTCGGGCTTCCCCTATGGAGAAATCCTTGACGCTTGGCTAGAAAGTGACCTTGGTTATGGCGAGGGCATTACCGCTCGCCGCCGCACTAATCGCAATGCCCGTAAGGAGGCAACCGTGAACAACCGCCGTATTCCCACCCGTCGCCCGAGCGTGGCAGGCCGTACTCCGGCCCGTCGCACCGTGGCTCGCCGGACGGTCGCTCGCCGCACCCCGACTGGCGCCCCGGTCGCCCGTTCGGGCCGTCGTCCCGTGGCGACCCGGGCGCGTACTGCCGGTTTTGCTCGCGGTACCGTCGTCACCCTAAAGCGTGAGGCCGCTCGCAGCCGCACCCCCCTGACCCTCCGGGTCGTCGCCACCCGCAATGGTAGGTTTGTGGGCGAGCGTCTGGCCGCTCGTCGGCCTACGGGTGAGTTGTGGGAGTTCACCTCGCATGAGGTCGCCCGAGTTGTCGCTCGCACGCCGCAGCGGCGCATCGCCCCTCCTCTGGCTCGCCGTCGCCGCTACGCCGACCAGTCCACCAGCACAAACTTCCCGGGCATGGCCGCACCAGCACCCTCGGCTCCTGCTGGCGAGACTCCGACCTTTGATGATGCCAACCTGATGTCGCCTACCGCGGATGCGGACGGCACTGAGGCCGACTGGATGGATGACCCGACTGCTCCTATCACCGGGGCTGGGGATGTCAGCACGACCTCGCCTACGGCTACCGAATACTCGGGCACGCCGGACGAGTTGGAGGCTCCGGTCGCCGGGACCGACGCGGACATCACCGTGGACGGCGAGGTCGTTGGCCTGATTGCTGAGGACACCGGAAGCAGCACCGTCATTCCCGGTGACGCCACGGAAGTGACCGCTGGTCGTCGCACCGAGGCACGCTTTTTTGCCGCCCAGCGTCTCGCCCAGTTGCGAGTGGAGGCTGGTGTTATGCAGGGCGACCCCGTGGTCATCGGCCACCAGTTGGTTGCTTCCAAGATGTCGCTCAATGAGATGCAGTCGGAAATCGGCACGCTGGACCGGGTGATTACAGTTCGCGGGTCGGTGGACGATGATGCTCCTCGGAAGGTGGCGAAGGAGCGCAAGGGAAGCCTTGTGCCCCGCAGTTCGGGCCGGACGGTTCCGTCAATGGTGTCGGCCCCCTCGGCCCCCGCCGTGGACGGGGACGACTTCGCTCTCTTTGAGTGACCCGTACTGTCTAACTATCCCCCTCGCCTACTAAGAGGTGAGGGACCAACATCCCCAACAGTGTCAGAGGTCGTAGGAGGACCAAATGCTGCGAGTGCCCTTGGACAAGGCGTACATTGACCGGACTCTCCGGCCCATCTACGCGTTCACTCAGGCGACTGCTCAGTCGCGTTACCTTGATGACAACTACGACCGGGATAGCGACCCCGCTATCTACCCGGGCATGGTTGCGATGGCTGGTAGCACCGGCGACACCGTGGACCTTATTGACGCCACCGGCGTCCCGCTGGGGCTGTTCGGCCTCTACGTTGGCGGCGAGGGCATTGACGAGTTGCGCGACGCTGGCGTGAACGCCATGCCGGTGTGGGTGCTTGGTGCCGACGCCGAGTTTGAGGTGGACACTCCCGCCTTTGACGCCGACGAGACGTGGGAAATCAACGAGAACGGCACGACGACTTTTGTGTACGCCAAGACGAGCGGCGCTGACCGGGGCAAGTTGGTTCCCGCCACCGCCTCCAACCGCACTTCGGTTCCGGTGGCTCGGCTCATCAAGGTTGTGAACGACAGCACCATCGTCATTGGTGGCCTGCTGAATGGCATTGCAGGCGGCGCTGGCGCTACCGGCCCGACTGGTCCCACTGGCCCGACCGGCCCGACCGGCTCTTGATAAGCCCTAACTAGGAGACTGGAAACTTCCATGACCAACCTTCCCGCATCGCTCATGCCTCGGCAGGCCAAGAAGTCGGATGACTACGTTTCCGAGATTTTGGCTCGGCGTGGCAATGACCACTCAAAGACCGGCTCGGCTCTCAGCGCTGAAGCCAAGCAGCGCAAGATGGCGCTCGTCCTCTCCGACGCTGCCGGTGGCATCCGCCGCCTCGGCGTTGGGATGATTGGCCCTATCCAACTGAAGTTGCGCTATCAGGGCATCACCCGCAACGTGCTGGTGGAGGACCCGGTTACCCCGGGTACCCCCCACGAGTACGATGTGTTCGATGACTTGGGGCAGGCGTACCTCATGTCGGGTACCGATGGCGAAGTTCGCATCACTCCCTTTGAGGGCAAGCGTGCGCCGGTTCGGTTCTACCGCATCGCATCGTTCCCCGCTGTTCGCAAGGAGGACTTGTTCTACCTCCGGGTGAACATGGTGGAGCAGGCGCAGGACGAAACCAAGCAGGCCATTATGAAGTTGGAGGACAGCCGACTGCTGACTCTTATTCAGGCCGCTATCACCGACTACGCGACCCGACCCGACCATGTTGTCAGCCCGAACCACACCGTGACGGAGACGAGTGGGTACTTCACTCACCAGTCGCTCTACACGGCTGCGGCTCAGATTGACCTTCACGAGTTGCAGGCTCGCCGCCTTCTGGTGAACCCCTTTGACGCTCGGGACTTCTACCGCTGGGACATCAACACCACCGGCTGGGCGTTCCGTGACCGGGTGGTCGCTGGCGAGACGATTACCACGTTCGGTGAGTTTGAGTTGTGGCGGTCCATCATCGTTCCGCAGGGCACGATGTACCTTGCCCCCGAGCCGAACTTCCTCGGTGTGTTCCCGGTTCTCTACTCGCTTCAGGTGGAGGAGAACCACAAGGTGGAGCATTTCTGGAAGGGCTGGGTGTTCGATGAGATGGTCAGCATGGCTATCCTGAACCCCCGGGGCCTCGCCGCCATCGTCAAGGACTGACCGCACACCTACTGGTAAGCGGAGGCTTCCATGACCTTTCTTTCCTCTAGCAACGCAGGCATCCCGGTAGACCCGTGGAGGCCGCTGAACCGGCAGGTGCCCGAGCGCACTGTTGAGGTTGACGCGGAGTTCACGGGCATCCTTCAGATGCCGAATGGCCTTCCGGCAACGGGTGGTGACACGGTGGTGTTGACCGACGATGAGTTCGCTCTTTTGCGGGATGAACTCTTTGACTCGGGACTGCTCACCGAAGTCACTGACTGATAGTCAAAGACGTAGGCCAAAAAGACCTGTGTGGTCGGGGACCAACTGACTCGCTCGGTTGGTCCCCGCTGCGCGTAGAACACGAGATTGGGAGATACCAAAATGGCTTCAGGTGTGCTGGTGCTGGGCCTGCTGAGCGCCCTTGTCTACAAGGCTGTGGACTTTTCTCGGCAGGTTGCCGGAGCCATTCGTGGTGAGGCGACGTGGAACGCCCCCATTACGCAGGCGGTCGTGTGGGTGGCCGGTGTTGCTGCCGTGCTGCTGGCCGGAGAGGCGTCGTTCACGTCGGGTGTGGAGTTGCCCCTCGGTGATGGCACTACGGTCGTGCTGGGCAATCTTGATGTGGCCTCTCGGGTGCTGCTTGGCCTTTCGCTTGGCTCGGTTGCCTCGTCGTGGAATGGTCTGATGGGGGCGCTGGACGCCTCTCGCTCTACGGAAAAGCCTGCCCTGTACGAGCCAAAGGGCTACGATGTGGGCGCTGAACTGTTCGGAGTTCTGCCTGACGAGGATGAGGTCTGATGCCACGGCGTACTGCTCGGATGTATTACCACCCTTACGGTCCTGACGGTCAGTTGGGTGCGGAGACGGTGGAACTTCAGGTGGGGGACCGCTTCTCCACCATTGCCCCGTACTCCGAGGTGATGATGCACATGAACCTCGCCGGGAAGCCCATTGAGGTGGAGATTGTCTCGGAGCGGGCCGCGCAGATTTATGTGGATGGTCAGCAGTTCAGCATCCCGGTGACGCTGGGCGAGGCTGGCATCTACCGTGAGGGTCGTCGTCGCACGGCTGCGGAGATGACTGTCACGGCTGGCCCGTGGGGGGTTCAGATTGACGACGACGACTACGAAGCGATGGCCGATGCTGGGTGGGGTGGCTCTACGGCGTTTGCTAGTCGCACACTGATGGTGAACGGAACTCCTGTTGCCGTGGAGCGCATTGAGGCTTCTTACAGTGTCGTTGCTCAGTCAGACGATGAGGAACTGAATCCCAACCTCCGCCGCCCGATGGACTACTCCGATGTTGAGGACGAGAGCGACCCCCGAGTTGAGTGGGACATCGCTGAAGTTACCAATACGGCAATCTTTGACCGGGACGAGCAGGACATTTTGGAGGAGGGCGACTACGACTACGGGTACCCCCTCTACACATGGCTTCCCACTAAGGAAAAGGCGATGGCTGAGGCCAACCGGCTGGCTCAGTCATGGCAGGGCGCACCTTGGCTCTACAGCGACATTTCCCCGCAGACAGAGCAGGTAGCCCTAGAGGCAGCCTCCCGCTACGGGCTGCC